CGGGTAACATAGGAGAACGCCCATGGATCTCGAGCCCTTTGAACCGAGAGCCAGCCCCTTGTAAGTTAGAAGAATCTCTATAGTAATCTGTCCTTTTTCATACAGATACTACGAGGTTTTCCCAAAGTATACACGAAGAAATAGGGATTATGTCGAACATAATTGCCTTACTAGGTGTATTCCAGTACTCTTCCCTGTTTAAAACAGAAAATTTTCCTAACTTACTCAAGACCAACCCACAGCCCAAAGCCAACCACTTCACATGAGTTTGAACATTATTCGTTGAACGGGAGTGTTTCCCAGAGATCAGGGGACATATCTCTAGATAGAGGGTAAGCAACGCCATCAAGATGCAAAGTCTTAATAGCTTTCCTCAACTGCCTCATATAGTTCTCCTCAGCGTCAAAACTTGTTGTGCCTGTTTCATAAAGGTCAACAGCCTCATACTTCCAATAAGTAGACATGTCCCTACATGCTACCTCTTCACTGACATACCTGTGACCACCTCCACCGTGACTGTAACGTAATTTTGCGTCTGTGATACGAGGATCCATTACATGGGCCTCATACCCTTTTCTCAATTTTACGCTACGATCACAGTGTAGATCGCCACGGGGATAGATCTTGCCGAGTGTCCTTTTGAGCTTTTTTGGTGTCTTAAAGTCCCAAACATCCTTAATGAACAGACCACCATCCACCGGTACAAGTCCTGGGAAACTCAGATCTTGAAATTGATGTTCTTCAAATTCAAAGATCTTTGCTGTCGCCAAGCATGCCTGCGGTGTGGTGACCTTAACCATTTCTGGTTTAGGGTGCTTAAGACCACATCCCCCCAAAGGTCGAGGAATGAAATAATTTAATTTCCCGCCCAAGGAACACTCCTGAAGCTGATCATGGTATGTTTTCACAAAGTATTCAGAAAACATTACCGGGTCATGACCAGACCTAACGTATGAGTTGTACAAATCCCAACAAGGGAGAACTTGACAACGCTCACCGAGTTTTGACTGTCCAGTCAAAACTCCCATATTGGTCCATTCTATTGGAACCCATGTGAACTCCTTCCCGCCGTCCCTACCTTTCCGTATCCAGATCCTTGAGTTAATAGATACCAGTTTTTCATGGTACTGATTCTTTCCGAGCGACATCTTGAAACCAAAATATCCTAAGAGATCAGACCATCGATAGTAGCCACCTGCCGTACAAGGAAACAGCGCATCATCCCCGTTGAACTTTGCGGGGAGCCTATTCAGGAACCTGATAGGCAAACTTCCTTCCCAACTTGTATGATCATGTGGGTCTCTGAAGAATTGAGACACATCCACATTAGTCATCAAGTAGGTTAGTAAGTTGATACAACAGAGAATAGGAAATGATAAGATTGATCCCATCATTTGTCCATTCTGTTGCTGTACCTTTTCAATGTCACTGCCATCCTCGTTCGCGTACCAGATGCACTGCGGCCCGATGATAGACCTCATGTGCTCCCTCCACTCTTCACAAGAGTTGGGGAAAGCACGTTCCAAGACGAACTCGAATATCATGTTCGTCAAATCTATATTAACTCCGTCTGTAGCACCAGAGTAATCCCCCGAATTCCAAC